TTAAAAGAAGGTGCAAATCTTATAAAATGCAGTAATTGTGGAGCCTCTATCAATATAAATGATGGTAATTGTAGTTATTGTAGGAATTCAGCTAAATATTTACAAGAATGGGTATTAGAATCAACAAAAAGAGATAATTATTAATTATCTCTTTACCTATAACAATTCCTTCAATAGTAACAGCTTCACCTAAAGTATTTATAGGAACTTCCTTATTACCCTTTTCATTAGTAACACTTAATAATGTATTACCTTCTCTAGCAGTAAGTCTGATATTCATAGCATCAAAAGCAAATTCTGCATTTGCCTTTGATACACTTATATCCTTCTGCATTCCTTTTATTATATGTAAATCTGTTTTAATAGGCATAACATTAAATCTTTAAGTATTCTTTATCTCCTAGATTTTTAAAACCATTTCTAAATTCATTGAATCTAGGAATTAATTGATTCCACATATTCTTAATAGATTCCATTTCACTGACTGAAGGAATAGTAAATGTGTTATTACAAGCTCCTGCTGCAAAAGCATATTCTTGTTGAGTATTCTGTAATACTGCTGGACTTATTTTACCCATATCAAATAGTATAGTAAACCATTGCTTCTTTATATATAATTCCAATGCTCTAAGGAATGTAGGTTCATCAGGTAATAATGGTAATCCTTCATTATCTACAGGTATAGCTTTATAACTTATTTCTAATGTCCCTTCCTTAAATGAAGTATATATAACTCTACCTTGAGTCTTGAATGCAGGTTCTGCACTACTATTATTAAAATTATCTGTCATTTGTCTAATACAAACTCCATTAGGAATCCTCACTTGATTTATTGAAATCAAGTTACATGGAAGCATTCCTCTGTAATTACATATTTCAACTTCTTCAAGAGAGTCTATATAAGTAGCAGGTAATCCCATAATACCTAGAAAGTCTACTACATATTGTATAGCAGTTTCAAGATTTAAGTCATTAAGTAATGGATGCCTTAAGCTCCTTGATAATATCTCTCTAATATTAACATATGAAAAGTTATTAACCATTTAGTCTCTCCTTTCTTTTTAATAAAGGTGCATCAAGAACACCTTCTTTAATTTTTTGTTTTAATCTTACTTTTAAATCCTTATTAAATATAAATTCATAGTAAGATTTATTATTATAATTAGCAGACCACTTATTATAGTAGATTTTAAAAATTTCTTGTTCCTCCATTTTAATAAGTGTCTTATTCTTATAGGATTCCTCATCTTCATACCATAGTTCTAATGTTTTATTCCAATCTATTGGAAGGTTTGTTTTTAGTTTACCATCATTACCAATACCTATATAAACATCTCCTTTTCTTAATTCAATGTGACCCATGTGATGTGGTAAAGCAATATCATTACCATTAGATATTTCATCAGATAATAGTAAGTTAATCTTTCTTATTATACTATAGTATTCATGTTCTTTAAGTGGTCTCATACCAAACCATTTATTCTTTCTTAACCACTTATACCCATCATATACACCAAGAGAGTTATTTACTTTATACTGTCTTGGACAATTTACTTTTCTTATTCTCTTTTTAAAATCCTCTAAGCCTTCCATTATCTCTTAATGTTTACTTCACTCAATTGGTCATCAGCATTATTCACCTTATCTTCAGGTAAATATTCTGCACTTCTAAGTTCCTTTACTACAAGTTCAATAACTACTGGAATTAGAGCATCTTCTATAGGGAAAGTTTTGTCCATTATATCACATGGATTATCACCTGAAGAGCATTCATTATTAGATGCTTCAATAACATCTTCAAAAACAGCAGTGAATTTAACTTTTTCTAAATATGAGAATTGAGGATTCCAGGATTTAAAATATAAGTAACCATCAGGAGCAATAGAGCAATAAATAATATTTTGTAGATATTTATTATACCCTATGTATCTCATTCTATCTCTACTTACATAAGAGATTTCTCCTTGATAATAATCCATAGGATATACTCTAGGATTACCTATTTTCATAGTATAGGGTAACTTAATACTTGATTTTAAGTAGGACCCTCCTTCACAAGGTTCTCCTGATATTGCAGGTACTTCAATAAGGTCTAAACATAAAGTTTGATAATTACTTTCAGGTATCTGTTTCTTTATATCAGAGTATCTTTGTTTTAAAACAAATGACCTATACTTACTTAATAAAAATAATATATGGTCATTAGTAAAATGACTATCATCACTTGTTGTTTTTAATTCATCTGATATAAGATATACAAGTTCTTTATATGTACTCATAATAGCATTCAATTATAAAATTAATACCCTGCAAATATAAGAAAATTATCCTATACTTACAAGGTATTAATCATTTTTATATATAAAATATAAGTATTAGACTTCTACTCTAATTAGGTCTTTTTCACATACTCTTAATATACTATCCTCTGTTATTCTTGGAGTTAAATGAACTCTAGTTTCATGTATAAGACTATCATAACTTGAAAACTTAGGAAAATCAATCATACAGTTACTTCCATATAAGCAGTATAAAGCATTTGTTATTATCCTATAGTCTTCTTCTGTAATGAATTGTGCAAAATCATGAGCTAAAGTTTCTTCTATAAATATTAGTACCAATAATTTATCTACATCTGAATATTTTTTATATCCAAAGTGAGATAAAGTAGTAAAGTATCTTTGGATAGCTTCAGCTGATATTCTAGTTACTTCATCCATTACACTTACAATTACTAGTTGTTACTACTACTCTATTATTATTACTAAAAAATTTTTTCCAATACTTTATAGCCTGTGAATAGTTACCAGTTCTAATACATAACTCTAAAGCTTTTAATCTTAGAATCATGTCAGTAAACCCTTTGGGTACTTCACAACTATTATTTAATTCCTTTAAAAAACATAGTGTATTCTGATAGAATGGATATAAATCTACTACAGTCTGCATAATTATAGTATTATCAAATCCACAAGGAGTATCAGGAGCAGGAGTACCTTTAGCTATAGCATATACAAACAACATATTGTTTAATGGTATATCTTTAGTACTTAACATTATTCTCACATGTCTTCCTTCTTCATAACCATAAGTAAAACAATATGACTTATCTTCATCCATTAATACTGGATTACAATTACATTCTTCAGGTAAAGCATATAGGTTCTGTACTCCATTTTCTTCAACTTTATATTGATATACTGGTTTACTACTTGGACCATTTTGAATATATGTATCCTGTGTATCTATAATTATACTATCAATAAATACATTTTCATAATAACTATGTTCTCTAACTGCTACATCTATAATAAGATGATTACCATCAGGAGTTATTCTTAATTCTCTAAATTCTAACATACTACATAAATTTAAAGTAAACAAAAAAAGGAGTATAGAACCCTATACTCCTTTATAACCTTAGCTCCTATTAAGCAGGGTTAGCTATAGATAAGCCAGTAGCAGCATTGATTGCAGAAATCAAAGCCTTCATTGCTGTATGACTACCATCATCTTCACATACAATAGTGATATCCTTTTCAGACTTCTGTACTGATTCATTTGAACCTACATAAGCATAGTGAATATCTAATGTATCATACTTCTTAGATGGGTCTACCAAGTAAGTAGTAGGAATGTTATTAGGATATCCCATACCTCTATATTCATCACCTCTTGCACCCATGCAGAAGTATTCAAGGTCAGCAATATTCTTACCATTTTGAACTGAGTTTTCAGCTTCTTGGTTTTCTACTTTACCCCAAAGTACTGAAGCACCATCAATTTCTACAGGAACCATCTGAACTTCAAATGGAATAAATGCTTGAGGCATCTTACCAAGTATCCAAGGTTGTTCTGCTTCTTCAAACAAAATACCAGTATATTCACCAGCCAATTCAGCTTCCTTAGTAGCAGCAGTTACTTCAACATCAGCATCAGCAGTAGCTAAATAAACATTTACTAAAGGAGTAGTTTCCTTAGCAATATTCTTAACTAAAGACAAAGCTAACTTCTTATAAAGTTCAGAAGCACTAGTCTTAGATGTAGCAGTAGCCATACCATATCTAACTGTAGTATCTTCATCACCCATACCAATGTAATTTCTGAAGGACAACTTAACAATATATTCTTGTCCAGCTACTGGAGTAGCAGAAGCATCTGCATCCAAAGTAAGTTCTTTAACTGCCAAAGGATGAGCTAATTTAGCAGAAGCTGTAGACTTAGCATATAAGATATTCTTAAGGTCAATCTTATCACTAGATACAACACCAGCAGGACTCATGTATTGGAACCATAACATAGTCTTACCTGTATCTGCTTTTGGTAGGATAGAACCTGCTGCATCTGTAGCAAGCAGATTAGCACCTGACTTTAAAGTCTTTGCGACATACAAATGTCTAACTTGATTAATACTAAACATAAATTTAAAATTTTAAATATTATTGTTTTACTAATTTCCAATATAAGCAGCTTTAGCTAAAGCTACTGCTCTTTCTAAGACTGCTCTATGTAATATTGGGTTTATATTACTTTCTGATTCTGTAGATATTCCTTCTATAGAAAGGTCATAGTCAGATAAATTTTCAAGTATTATAGGACTAGGTTGTTCTACATAAGTTACTATATATTTACTTATTTTATACTTTGAATATAATTTTATCTTACCATTAATATCTACTCTTAATACTCTCCTTTCTGAAGGTCCTTTAAAAGGATTATCTAATAATGAATATAAATTATCCTGTCTTGCAGGTACTACTTCCATTATATTACCTTTTAAGCATTCATAAGAATCATCATTAAATATACTTTCTTCAAGAGTTATAAACCACAATTTATTAGGAAGCTCTATAAGAGTATTTATATTATCTATATCCACTTCATGTACTTTAACCAAATTAGATAAGTACTTTCTAGCTTCTTCTGTAGACTCAAATGAAATTCCTGGAATTTCTCTACCATTATAAAGACCTATAATAATATCTCTTTGTGCTTGTGTAAGAAATACAGATTTTTCATATGAAGTCACTGAAGGAGCTGCATTAGAAGCAATATTATTATAAAATATATCAAACTGGGTATCAAACTCCTTATTAGTCATATTATTTTAATTTAGCTTCAAGTGAAAATTTCATTTCCTGATGCTTAGGAGAACTTAAGAACTTTGCTGCAATATTTAGAGTAGGTTCTTCATTGTCTCCACATAATGGAGTACCATCAGATTTAAGGTATAACATACCACCTCTATTACTAATAAGACCTTCTTCAATAGCTCTCTTTATTAAAGCCTTTGTAGGAAGTAATGGGTCTTTAACTACTCTCAAGAATGTCTTTGCATCAGCTTGAATAAGCTTATTAACTCTTTGCTGTAAGAACTCTAACTTAGTATTCTTAGCTGTAGGTCTACCATCCAAAATTTCAATAATAGTTCTCAACATCTGAATGTTATTCTGTACTTTACCAAATTCCATGTAAGACTGCATAGTAACTGACATTTCCTTATTGGCATTTTTAGTTTCTTCACCTTCTTGTACTATAACAAACTGATGAGTCCTTTTAGGATGGTCTTCTAACTCCTGAAGAGATGATGCAATAAAGTCTTTATTTGCTAATAAAATCTTATATCTAATATAATCTTCTGGGTCAGCAAGATTAAAGTAATTATCTCCTTTAGTTAATCTAACTACTGAAACACCATTATCATTACTATCATCCCAGAAATTATCTACCTTTTTAAATACACTAAGAGCATTGTATTCTAATCCCATTATTTCTTCAAGATATGCTTTTTCATTCTTAGTAAGAACATTAACAAACATACCTGATGTTAGTTTAGGTGTTGAGAACTTTCTTACAGCACCTTCAGCCATACCACCATACAGAATATGTTTAGGGTTAGTTATAATACCTGATTGCTTAGGTACAAATCTTACAATTACTCTCTCATTTCTTAAGCAGCTTATTGGTTCTCCCATAGCTTCTGTAGCTTCATTCTTCTTAGCTACTCTTTCTTGTTTTGGTTCATCAGGAATAATAGGAGTAACCACTTCTGTATTACTCATAATTTCTTCATCATCCAAAACCATTCCTACTCCTTTTTTAGTCATATTTACTTCTCCTCAAATTTTATTATAAAAAATAAGGGAGGAGGTTATATTCTCCTCCCTTTTTATATGATTTATCCTTGCAAAATAGCAGGAATTAATGACATAGTTCTTGTTGGGTCAAGAACACAAACACCAAGAGTAGCCATTCTGTGGATTACAGCAGCATCCTCATCAAATGACATATATGGATTACCCTTTTGTCCAGTGAATGGATTTCTAATACCCCATTGATATCCTCTATATTCATTATCTCCCTTAATCTTACACTTGAAGATATTAGGTTGGTCAGCAGAACCAATGTACCAAATATCAAATCTGTAAGACATTGCTACACCACCCATTGGGTGAAGAATCTTATTTCTTACTGGGTCATCATAGAATGGGTCAACATCTAATCTTACTCTAACACCATTAGGTGCCTTATATTCTACAAATTGGAAACCAGCAGATAAAGCATTACTATGAAGCTTAGATTGTACTCTTTCTACAGCCTTAACAGAACTGTTATCTACTACAAATGTAGACCAACCACTTACTGTTTGAAGTACAGCCTTATGGAATAAGATAGCACCTCTTTCACCTGTCTTGATGATAAATAATCTATCACTCATATCAAGCTTAGCAGCACTCAATTCATAAAGAGCATCTTCAAGAAGCTTCAAGCTGAATGTATTGTAATAAGTAGTATTAGCAACTTCAGTTTGTTCAAAGATACCAGCACCTGTCTTGATTACATTACCTGACTTACCAAAGTTCATGTATTCACCATTAGCATTTCTGTTAGATGTACCAAATGCCATAGCATTGTTCTTGTATTCTGAGAACTGTTGTTCTACTTCCCAATCTACATAGTGCATCCACATATTAGCAGTATCCTTAACTTGCTTACCATTAGCATCTTCTCTAACCATAGGAATACCCATAGCAAGCTTCTTACCAAGCTTATTACCAGCTACCTTATGTTGGATTCTGATTGTAGTCCATTCATTTCTCATTGATACAGGAGAACTGAATCTTACATCACCAACTTTTCTTGAAAGTTCCTTTTCTACAGGAGCAAATTCAACAGAGAATCTTTCACCAGCTTGTAGTCTTTCTGAAGGAATACCTGTTGTATTACCACCCATCAATTCTACTTTATAAACTGCATTAGTTCCTTCTAGTCTAGCATCTCCTAAAATTCTCATTGGATATACTTGATTCAAGTGACCTACAATCACTTCACCATCAGCAAACCAATCTTCTGGGAATACAAGATAGAAAGGAGAAGTACCTACACCTACATTAGCAGCACCTTCAGCTACTACAGTACCATTTTCATCTCTAGCTTCTACAAGAGGAATATTTCTTCTTGAAGAACCAACTACATCCCAGTAATACTCACTATCATCCTCAAACTCTCTTG